CATGGTCGCCGACTTTGATGTCTAGGCATTTTGGGCCAATGGCAACAGCAATGCCAGTACCTAGCTTTTCAGTTTGGGGCAACACAAACAAGGGGTGCTTGTCAACATCGCGCTCAATGATGATGCAGTCTTGCAGTGCTTTCATTTTGTACCAAAGATTTGACTGTCCGTCAAACCTAAGTCCCTAGCTGATTGAATAATTTGCATATATTTGTGTGCGCCTATATCTGCTGGCCGTTGAGTCATCAATTCTCTAACCACTGGCAAAGCAAGCTCGTTATCTTTCCAGCCCCTTGTGCCTGGGCCAACTGCATCGTTATAGGCAGATACTAATGAAAAGCCAGCTTTAGGATCAGGGTTGTACCCATCGTCTAACCCTTGATGAGTTACCCTAAACGCGCCCGCTTTTAATAGCTCGTCAAAATTTAAAGGTTGATAGTCAACTTTTAACTTTTTGTTGTCGCTTGTTAAATTTGCGTATTTGCTAAAGTCCGTAATAGCTGCATAGGCTGGTGTTACACCCAACATATTTACGGACACGGGGGCTAATGCGTTTATAGGCATTACTTACCTTTTTTGGCCATTGGTTTTTGTGCTTCGCGCTTGACCGCATAAGCAATGGCCACAGCCTGCTTGACTGGTTTGCCTGCGGCCACTTCGGCCTTGACGTTCTTGCGGAAGGCTTCGGGTGATTTTGATTTGACGAGTGGCATGATTACTTCTTCTTTGCAGTTTTAGCAGATTCTTTGAAGTCTTTAGCTGTTGGTGCGCCTTTAGCACCTGGCTGGCGCATTTTTTCTTTAGAGCCAGCGGCTATGCGAGCCTGTTTTGCGTGAATGTTGGCATATAAGCCGGGCTTTTTCATGTTAACACTTCCATCGTTTAAGAGCCGCTTTAGCGCGTTCGCCATCCTTGGCGTTGGCCGCTACTGCGCCCATCCTTGCACAAAATGAATCCTTGCGCCCCTGATCTGCTTTGGTCTTAGGGTTAGGCGCTGGCGCCTTGAGGTTCGAGCCAGTGGCTGCGTTGTACTTGGCTCGGCCCTTCTCGGTCAGGCCGGCGCCCTTGCTGACCGGCAACTTTTCACCGCGACCTACGCTTAAAGATACATTCTTTTTGGTAGCCATTTAACTGCCCATCCATGAAGTTGCAACCGCCGTCCTGTCAGTGTACTTGCGGCTTGTTTCCCTCGCAGTATATTCCCTATGAGCCACAGGAAACGCAAAAGTAACACAAATTGCGTCTGCTGCGTCAGGACTGGCCAAACCTCGGGCTTTCATGTCCTTCTTGCTCTCCAAAAATATAGTGCCCCTAGAGTCTGGCTTGATCATAGGCGATACCAAATCAGTTTTCAAGAACCTATCTTTGGGAATGCTTGCCGTTCTGAGCCAATCCTTCATTTTTCCCCACATTTCGGCCCTTTTATTGCCATACATGATCGGATTTGCCGATTTATTGCCAAAGTTGACACCTTTGATTTTGTACCTTTGCTCCTTCAAACGGTCAACAATGCCAGCCCCAAGCCCACCTTCATCAATCACCACCATGGCAGGCTTGAATTCCTCCATGGCCTCAATAATATGGCCAACCACAGTCATGGTGTCATCACCTCGATGCCTGTCAATCCTCACAATGTCGCGCCCTTGCCTAATAGCAATCACCGTGGCGTCAGCACCAAAGCGTGCAGGGTCAACTCCAATGATGATGGGCGCCGTTTGATCCTTGTACTTGGGCCGTGCCATGGCCTCATCCACAATGTCAGCCGGAATAAACTGGTCATCACCCTCAGATGGGAACATGCCATAGACCTCAACATGGGCTTGTGAGCTGTCGGGGCCGTATTCGTCAATGATGTTTTGATAGACTTGTTTGTCTGTGCCTTCCACCGTGCGTGCGTCCACCACCTTGTTACTCCAAAAGTCGCGCTTAGAGTTAAAGCACTCATAAAAGTAGCCAGTGTTGCGCCGTGGGTTGGAAAAAGCCAACCAAAGGCGGTTCGGTGTGTTCTCGGTAAAAAATCCAGCCGTCACAGCCCAGATGCTGTCGTCAATACCGCTGGCCTCGTCAAAAATCACCATCACACCATCAAAGTTGTGGACACCAGCGTAAGCGTCAGGATTCTCTGCTGACCATAGGCGGCCTTCAACAGCCCAATACCGTGTGCCTTTTTTAAGGTCTTTTTCAACCAGTTCAGTCAGCCATGCCGCAGGCGTGATCTTGGTGGCTGCCACCTCAAACCAGTGGCTGTTAATGCTCATGGCCAACCACTTTGTGATCTCAGCCCAAGTCACCGCACGCAGCTGGGCTTCGCTGTTGGCCGAAATGATCGTTGTTGAGCCTATGCGCGTGGATAACATCCAGATGGTAAGCCAGCTCACTAGCGCAGACTTGCCAATACCGCGGCCAGAACTGACTGCACTGCGCAGAGTGTTGAAATCTATCTTGCCCTGGTTGTCTTTGATGTGCTGGGCTATCTCCCGCAGGACTTCGCGTTGCCACTTGCGCGGCCCCTTGAAGTTTTGAAGGGGTGTGTTCTCTTGGCCCCAAGGGAAAGCAAACAACACAAACGCCTCGGGGTCATCGGCAATCGCCGGTGTCCACAGAGTGGCCATCAGCTCTTGTTCGTCTTCGGGCTTATAGATCGTGGTTTGCATTAGGGGTGATGGTAAATGATTTTTTTAAAAAATAAAAATAAAAAATGTTCGCGGGGCTACCGTTCCTGCGGCCCTTTCGCGCCGGCCCTACCCCCTCCCCCTTGGCCGGCTGGGCAGGCCGTGGGCGCTTGTCCACAGGGTGTTTTCCACAGTTGTCCACATTTGCCTGTGGATAACTCAAACTGTAATGCCTGAGTAGTATTTTTTCTGTGGATAACTTAGGGTCAACTTAACATAATGGTCATTGTATAAAGTGGACGATGCTTTTCTTGTTGTCTGGCTTTCTTTTCGTTGCGTTTACGCAACACGCGCGCGTGCGCGTAATGATACAAAATCTATGCGTTTTGTGCATAACCTTGCTTCACGCCTCTTTAACCTCTGCATCCACGACATTACTATCATCGCGTAACACACGCTGCTTTGCTTCTTTGAGTGCATCCATAACGCTGATTCGGTTATCGGTCACGGCAACGTCTATGCGATCACCATAAGTCTTAGGCTTCAACTTACTTGCAACCCACTTGCGTGCATCGACTTGCATTCTTTTTTGTTGCACCCATGCAGACGCCATAGGGCCTTCTAAACCGTCTGGCATCTCTTGGTCAGCCAGTTCAATGATTTCCTCTGCCAATCGGTCTGCGCGGCTTTCTACGGCCTTTTCGTACATGGTTCTGAACTCAGGGCTGTTTCTGAGCGTAAGCATCACCAATTGATACGATGGCATTCCTTCTGCCTTAATCGCCGTGCTTAGACTTTTACCTTCCGAGATTTGTTCGCACAAGATTTGCCAGCATGGGTTATCCATCCCATAAACAACTGGACGGCCACCAGGATGTTTCTGCACTGTCATTTCTGACGCCAAGTTTTCAGTCACTTGTAAACTCCTTAAAAAAGAAGGTACTCACGCCAACTGGCGCTTTCCCTGAAGGTGCGGCAATGGCAACTGCGCACGCCATCATGTTATCACCTCAATCTCAACCTTGTACACCTTCGGGCCACCAGAGCGCTGACAATATTGCCACTCAATCATGTCGCTGCCATCATCAACGCCAAGCCAGTCAGCCACCCCGTCCCTGACCGCTTTGAACCCAGACTGCAAGTTATCCCCATCCAGCTTTCTTGGAGCCACCCTAGTCAACACCACGGTGACTGGCAGTATCTCCACGCCATAGGACTGTGCAACAGCTGCCAATGCCATTCTGGTCTTTTGCCGCTGACTTTTGGTTAGCCTAGCTTTGGCCGCCCAATGCAATCTCATGTTGGCCACCGACACGATTTTCATGTCCATTTCTACTTCAATCATTGCACCACCCAACCTTGCCCGATTTTCCCAAAACCGAACCGAACCGAACCGAAACAGTTTACGAACCGAAACCGAATGGGTATATATACCCTTTCGGTAAGTTTCGGTTCGAAAATCAGACTGTTTGAGCCGGCAGTTTCGGTAAGTTTCGGTAAGTTTCGGTTAATTCGGTTCATAGTTTCGGTTCAACCGAATTAACCGATTCGGTTACCGATTCGGTAAGTTTCGGTTCGTTCGTCACATCTATATTCGGTCTGGTTCTGTAACCTCTGGAGTCCTCCAAAACCAACAACTTTTTGACTAAGCTATCAACAACTTCCCTAAATCGGTTGGATTTAATGCCATGTTCTTTGGCCGACTCGCGCCACTCATCGTAGGTTACCAAGTCCAAAATGCCGTTCTTTTCATGGCTCATTTGGATGGCCACAAGGCAGTCTAAGGTCTTGCGTTGGTTGCCCGCAAGATATGTTTTCTTCTGGATTGAACTGGTCAGGCCGCTAATGTCCACAGCTGTAAGGTATGCACCCTTGACCGCCAAACCGTGCTTGTCTTGGATTGGCAAGTCTACTTGCGTGATCTGAAAGTTCTTTGGTGCAGGCATCTCTGCGTCCTTCATTTTCTTAGACTCAAACGCTATGGTTTTGGTTCCACTGTCCAACTGGCAGCGGTACTCTGCATCCAGTGCGCCTTTCAGGGCTGTCGATCCCCGACTGCGATCCTTGTCAGCCACGCCAGAGTGATGCACCACTAGAACGCAGCAGTTCCATGGTTGGCGCAAGTAGGTGTCAAGGTGCTGAATGAACGCATTCATGTCCTGAGTGCTGTTCTCATCCCCACCATGGTTACGCGCCAAGGTGTCAATGATGATCATGCTTGGCACAGTGCCTGCCTGCTGTGACAACTCTTTAATGGCCTCTGCAACAACGGCAGCCTCAGTCGCGTCATACAGCTGCGCCGCACGGTGGCTCTTGTACAGAGGCGCTCCGTCCAAGGTTTGCCCATTGCCCAACTGCCATGCCTTGAACCGCCTAGCCAAGCCGTTATGACCTTCGCCGGCGATGTAGAACACACTGCCTTGCTTAACCTCATGGCCATGCCATGCTTTGCCAGTGGCTACGCAGCAGGCAATGTCGATGGACACGAAGGACTTACCACCGCCTGGGTCACCAAACACTTGCGCCAGTGAGTCTGCCTCGATGTAGTCATCCACGATCCACTTGATTTGCGTGAGTTGCAGGCTGTCAGCCCTGCTGAACTCAAACGCCAGTTTGTCCTTCATTGGCCCTGCCACGCGCTCAATCTGCTCTTTGACGGCATCCAAGCCCTGCAAGCAATGCAAGTCGTTAAAGTCTGTAGGCTTGTTGTCCACCATGTCCGAATCAGAAAACGATGGGTAAACAATCTCACCAAACACTAGTGCCGCAGCTGCACGGCCCTTAGTGACGCCAGGGTTGCCTTCCGTGAACTGGTCATTGTCTGCGCCGATCACAATCTTGGAGCCTGGAAACATCTCCTTGGCGCTCTTGGCCACCTTGGCCAGATTGCCACAATCAAACGCCACCAACACGGTGTAGCCAGTCGCCTCATGGATCGATGCGCAGGTGGCAAAGCCCTCACCAATGAACACGATCTTGCGGTTACCGCGCAACTCATAGAACCCGCCTTCGATCTTGCCACCCTTCAAGAACCGCTTGTTGCCATCTGCATCAATGGTCTGGTACGACAGAATCTCACCCGCCTGATTGATCACCGGCACAACCAGTCTGCCTGCGCGATCAATCTTGATCCCGTTGGCGCTAACATGCTTGCGAACTAAGTAGGGGTGATCATTTGACGCATCCGCATATGTTCCCACTTCATCCTCTGCACGCTCTGCAGCTACCGCCTGAGATGCTAGTCTGTCTGCATCTTTCTTGGCTTTGACCTCTGCCACCCACTTGTCATGCTCGAAGCGCTCAGTGAACGACATGGCACGGCCAGTATCTGCAATCCATTTGCTCTCAAACACTGGCTCCTTCCAACAGCCGGCAATGCCCACAGGAACTTTGCCACTGGTGTGCAAGATGTACCACCCGTCAAGCGCACCCTTCTTGGACGACACATGAGCCACCCTGTGGATCTCACCATCTGCCACGATCTGGTCTTTGATCAGCAGACCAGCCGCCTCGCAGTGCCTGCGAAACGATTCTTCAGGGTTGATCAGGTCTTGCGACTCGGTGGCTGCTGCGAAGCCATTGGGGAAAATAGACGTTAGGCTGCTCATGCTTTGGCCTCCACAAGTTCTGGCCAAATAGACTGCCAACTGCCCTGGCACACCATCTGCCGAGTGACCCTGCCTTCGGTCTGCTGCTCTACTCGAACAGCCTCCCATGCTGACATCTCACGCCGGCCCGTAAGGCACTGGTAGAGATATTGCTCGTTTATGCCAACTTTTTCTGCCAGTTGTCGGCGCTCGTCTGGGGGTATTTGTGTGTTCATAGGACGCAAAGTCTAGCAGATTGCTTGAGCAATTCCGTATTAGGGAAAGCACCTACACAAATAATTTAAATATTTCTAGCAAAACGCTTGACGACATCTAGCGATCTGCTAGATAATCAATCCATGCCAACGAAATTGTTCTTGGCATCACGCCGAAAGGCCAAAGGAAACAAAATGACAAACGCAACACAAACTAGCCGCAACGAATCAATGTATGGTTTTGCTGATATTGACTCTTACATTGAGTCAGTCAAAGAATCCATCACATATCAGTTTACAGGTGGCAACATGGTAGTCGCTGGCCTGATGTCAGACGCTCAAGAACTTATGTCTTTTGGTGACACAGAACGCGCCCGCCAAACCCTCAACATTGCCAAGACCATTATGTTCAAAATCATGGATGGCGAGTTAGTTGGCACACAACCTTCACGCATCTAAGGAGTAAATAACATGAACCGCAAAACAGTTTTTACTCAAGGCAACATCACCATTGTCCGTGTTCAGGACTATGGCTTTCGCTGCAACACATTGTCTTCAAGCTGGGAAATCCATGTTGATGGCAAATTCCGTTGGTCTTGCTTGCGTCTAAAAGATGCAAAAAAAGCAGTCATCAACAACGAATTCACAAACTAAACCAAACGGGGCCACGGCCCCCGAAAGCACAACATGAAACACAGCAAATACTTTCACTACCCTGAAGTCAAGAACGCCAAGTTGAACGCCCGCGGCGAAGCAGTGATTGACCTTCTCACAGTTCTTGCCATTGGCGTTGGCATGGCCGTCCTACTCGTTGCCTGGTGGTCAGCATGAAACCCACACCCGTCTGCCCTAGCGGCCTTACCCAGTACGAATGCGAAGTTGAAGGTGTCGATCTGGTCTGCTTCTTGGAGTACACGCCAGACGAAGAAGGCTCACGCGACAGCTATGGCTTACTCAATGAGCCTGGCACATCTGAGAATCTAGAACTGGTCAATGCGTATGTCAAAGGCACTGACGTTGACATTGGCCACTTGCTTTTGCAGTACCTTGTAGACCACATCACAACCACAGCACTTGAGGACTTTAAAAATGACGATTACTAATTTGGTGGCGCAACTGCGCCAGGCTAAACAGGCCGAGAACGAAGCCAAAACCGAGCGCCTGCGCATTGAGGGCTTGATCACCGAGCAGTTTGCCAAGCCTGAGAGCAACGAAGGCACACACAATGACGAAGACTTCAGCATCACTTGGAAGCTGAACCGCACGGTTGATACTGATCGTTTGGCCGCCGACTATGACGATCTATCAGACAACGCCCAGCGTGCGTTTAGGTGGAAGGCCGAAGTCAACTTGGCTTACCTTCGCCAATTATCCGAAATTGACCCTGCTGCCTACAACAAGGCCGCGGTGTTCATCACTAGCAAACCCGCAAAACCATCCATTGAACTGAAAGACTAACATGGCATTCGATTTATCCTCTATTTCTAAGACCAAACGTGTACGCTCACCCAAGATTGTGGTAGTGGGCCAAGGCAAGATTGGCAAGACAACCTTCGCAGCCATGGCGCCCAACGCCATTGGCATCCTGACCGAAGACGGCGCCGATGCGGTGGACGCAAACGCCTTCCCATTAGCGGCCAGCTTGCCCGAGGTCTATGCGGCCATTGACACGTTGATCAATCAGGACCATGACTTTCAGACCTTGTTCATTGATTCGCTCGACTGGTTGGAGCCAATGATCCAAGAGTATGTGTGCAAGCAGAACAATTGGAAAAACATCGAGCAGCCAGGCTTTGGTAAGGGCTATGTGGCCGCAGCCGAAGAGTGGCGCAACTTGCTCTCTGGCCTTGAGGTTTTGCGCTCTGCCAAAGGCATGGGCATCATCTTGATTGCGCATGACAAGATCAAGCGCATTGAAGATCCGCTGACCGAAGGCTATGACAGCCATGTCCTTAAACTGCACGACAAGGCCGCCGGCCTGGTGCAAGAATGGGCAGATGTCATTGGCTACGCAGGCTACCGTATCTTCACCAGCAAGACAGATGCAGGCTTCTCTAAGAAAGAAACCAAAGCCACCACAACTGGTGAGCGCATCTTGCACGTTGAACCCCATCCGGCTCACTGCGGTGGTAACCGCTTTGGCCTTCAGAATATGCCGCTTGACTGGACGGCATTCCAAGCAGCGCTTACTCAAGCGCAGTCTTGATCACCCCAGTTCGTAACTTAACTTTTTAGGAAATTTATCATGGCTCAGTTTAATTTTGACGCATCTACAGTTGCACCACAGGCCGTAAGTGGCCCACTGCCTGCCGGCACATACCTGGCACACATCACAGAATCAGACATTCGTGACTTAGCTTCTGGCAATGGCAAAGGCTTGAAGCTGACCTTTGAGGTCATTGATGGCCAGTTCAAAGGCCGCAAAGTCTGGGAAAACTTGAACATTCAACACACCAACGAAGACACACAACGCATCTCTCAGAGCCAATTGTCTGCGCTTTGCCATGCTGTGAACGTGATCAAGTTGCTTGACACTGCCGCCCTGCACTTCAAGCCAGTTCGCATCAACGTAACTGTGC